AATATTATACGTGGCTCGGCTGCTTCCGGCGTAGCGTCAGGCTGCTCTAGAGCTAGCGGTTTGGGCATTTCACATGTCCAGATTGAGACGACCTGAAACTCACGTCGATCAGAGCTCGAGATAGCTCGAAAAACGGCCATGGTGGAATATTTTCTCTCTCCTCCTTTACTTTTGCAGCGCACTATCTAAAGGAGCCAAACGAAGAAGGAGGGGTAAAGTGGTCATTTCACGGGTCAACAAGTCAATGACCCCAATTGAGTCCCCGATATATTGGGGACACCTATTGGGGACACACAGTTGAAGGTGAACTGTGTGAAACGACGGGAACACCCCCAATGCACAACGTACAACCCTGCTTCCCTTTCTTCATTTTTTATTTTCTTTTTATTTTGTTTCTATATTTTATTTTGTCTTTCTTTTTTTTTCCGCTGCCGCGGCCTATATATTCTCAAAAACAAATTACCCATTATTATTTTCTGTATTTTCTTATTTTCCTTTCCTTTCACACAACAACAAATACAACATACAGAAATACCATATACATAGTATTCCTTAATGTATAAGCTAATAAAAAATACGTATACATATACGTATTCTATACCAATAATTAACAATTATTGATGACAATGACAACCACAACCACAAATTTCAAACACGTATCACATATAGGCACATCAACTGCCTATATATAGCCTCATTTCATTCGACTCAAACACACAACAATCCCTTCGATCTAAAATCTTCAACACATTCACATGCCCTAACATGCCTCACACAGCAACAACCCTCACAATGATCAAGTTTACAACCAACACAACCCTACCAAGTCCAAACATATGCATCATCAAACTGGAAATCACATCTGCCAATCAACCCTATCTTGTGAAACACAAGATTTCAATCCCATACACATACCGAGATATCATCACACCATTCGACTTACAGGGCAACGACACACTGATTTCCTTAGCACTCAGGTTTGCCTTCAACGCTAAGGAATACGGAGAACTGAAGATCGAAGACATCATTGAACTGGTGGACCTCATGGTCCTGCAAAACGACTCCTTCGTAGACATAGACGTAGAAGCTTCGTACACTAATCGACGTACTATAACTCAATGAATGTATACGTATACACGTATTTTACTTATTTTCATGAATCTGTACTCGAATTAAAATACAATTAATATTAAATTTTTAATAAACATGTTCCACGTATACTTCTTTCAATTTATAGAAGAAAACACTGAATTTACACTTTCAGCCACTTAAAATATCAAACTTGCAAAAACAACCCCTGCGGGCCAATAGATTCATTTTCTACCCTTATGGTGGGGCCCACTTTTGACAACGCCTCGCCACGGT